AGGCGTCTGCAGGTAACCTGCCTGCACTGACGAGCCTGTCAGTAATCAACAACCAATATAAATATGAACCAAGCAATTCTAGTAGACCCATTCATCCCCGCAATCAAGCAGGTGCAGGTCAAAGACTTTCACTGCATCCAACGCCACATCGGGTGCGACGTGTTTACCTGCGTTCGATTCCCAGATGGCAAGCACATTGCCTACGTTGACGACGAGGGACTTATCAACGGCACGGAACTTGCCGTTCGATTCACGGACGACATTTACCCGCAGCCTCTCGCTGGTCGCGTCCTTATTCTTGGCGACGACGGTGCAGGTGGCGACGCTGACTGCGAGCTGACTGGCGAAGATATTCAATCAAAAATCAAAGGAGTACTATGCATATACTAAACGCAACTGACCTCGGTACTGTATACCCTAGCGAGACGAGCTGGGCTGCATTCACCGAGCGACGCCAGAAACTGGCTGACCAAGTCAACGGAGGTGACCTAGGAAAGAAGGTACGCATTCACGCCGACGGCAGAGGGACTGAAAGGTACTTTATGCCTGACATAAACGCCGTCTGGACTGAGCAATTCAGTTAGGTCTCAAGCAATCCCCCTTTTAAATAAAGGGGGGTAGCAAGACACATACAAGGGACTCATATGAGACGGCTCATATATGAGACCTGACCCGAACTATCGTGTCAAGCTCAATCTTATAGGCTTGACTTTAACTCAATGATCATCAATGAAATATATATGGATATAAAACTACACATATATCCAGACGGGCGGGCTGACAGCCTACCTCTGGACTACATCGTCTCGAAGCTCAATAGCCGAGGACGACTCGAGGACTGCTACGTTGCAGACCTTTTGGAAGGTGACAAATACGCACTGCCTTACGGCGACAAGCTGCCACCTCGGAAAGACCGCGACGTGCTTGCTTACATCGCGGAGAAGAAACTCAGCTTCGAATGGCAGGAGAAGCACCTGTTCGTGCTAAGCGAATCCGGCGACCCGTTCGTTGACTATCCTATCTACGAGGACAGCGACCCTTACGACACGATCCGCGAGGCAGTGGACGCAATCATCGACCAAGACGAATTATAATGGCTCACTTCTACGAATGCAATGGCGACGACCCTATCTTTAGGGAAGACGTATCGACACCTGCTCAAGCACGCAAGGCTGGCAGCAAGGTCTACCCCTCGGTAACTACAGTACTCTCAGTACTGAAAGACCCATTCATTGACGGGAGGTGGAGACCCGAGCAGCTTGTTAGGCTAGCACGGGAGAACCCGCACTTGGTCTGGCAGGAAATCGAGCGACTCACTTACGGCACTAGGACTCACCCCGAGACGGGCGAAACAATACCATCGTCTGACTTCGGTACAGCGGTGCACGCAGAGATCGAGGGACTGATCAACGAGGTCATCGGGCACGGTGCTCACAAGAGGAGCGCGTACTACCCTTGGGCTAAGACGTTCGTTGACTGGGTATCCAATAACGGGATACAGCCAGTCGCCTGCGAGCACATCGTTAGCTGCAATCGAATCAAGACCGCTGGGTCAGTTGACTTCATTGGCTACGACGCCGACGGGAACCTGTTCCTAGCTGACTACAAGTGCAGATCCAACACCAAGGGCAAGGCTAAGACCTACCGCAAGGACTGCCAGCAGCTAGCGGTCGAGGCACTGATGCTATCCAAGCGTCTGAAGTTGGACTACTTCCCCGAGTGCCTGTCAGTCATCATTGACTGCGATACCAAGGAGCATATGCACAAGTGGTGGTCACTCGAGGATCGCCAGAAGGGTGCGGATATGGCTCGGTCGTTGGCTCGGATCTACTGGAAAGACCGAATGAAGTAATCGGTTCAATGCTATTAAACGTAATAGAAGTGGACGAAGAAGGTATTTATTTTACAGGTCTTGACGACGCAATCATAGGCATTGACCAGCACGGTCAGCCTATTTATTCTTTCGAGCTTATGCTTAACGAGTTCGTGAAGCAGGGTATGACATTCGAGGACGCATTAGAGTGGATCGATTACAACGTGCTCCCTATAAATGCGGGTAACGGATTCGTAATACTGTTCGAGAATGAAATGCTATAAAATTACATTCACAAGAGATGATATGCCCAGCGAGTGCAACGCTTACAAGTACGCGAGGTCATCCGAGGACGCGCTCAAGCTTTTAGCTAAGAGAGCATTCAAGGATTCCGACAGACTTATATTCAAGCGAGGCGGGATGGGTTCACTTAAATCAATACACGCAGATGACTGAATCAGAAGTAGCCAATAACATAATGAAGGCATTCCCTCGGATGAGGGAACTACGAAAAGCGAGGGACGAGTTCAGTCCCTTTGACTACGAGAGCGACGACTACCTAGTAGAGATCAAGTCCAGACGAAAGGCTTACGACCCTTGGGTCATTGAGCAACTCAAGGTGGACACCAACATAGGCATAGCTGAGTCCGTCAAGAAGGACTTCATATACGTCAATGCCTTCGAGCTACTTATCTACATCTGGAATATCTCAAAGCTTATCCGAGAGAACTACGACTTCGGTTTCGAGGATCGGGAGATGCCTTGGACTACTGACTTCGAGGCAGTTCAAATCATAAGTAAACGTACAGGATACCTGTACAGCAAGGACGCCATCCTGATCGACGCCGAGAAACTAAAATAACTATGCCTTACCTCACAAGCAAAGACCTGAAGTCATTCAGGCTATCTAACCAGCCCAAGACTTGTCCTATCCTGATGCGAGGAACCTCGGACTGGGTAGTGGATCACTGCCATACATCAGGTCTAGTCCGTGGGGTAATCTCGAGGACTGCCAACGGCTTACTAGGTAAGATTGAGAACTGCCTGAAGAAGCGTTGCCAAGTACCAGAGAAGTCAATGCCCGGGGTCTTACGAGCCTGCGCTGACTACCTAGAGAAAAAGCATAGCAACTACCTGCACCCAGTCGGGCTTACCCAACTTGAGAAGAGGTTCAGAAATAACTTGACATCCTCCGAGCAAGTCACTGTATTGACTAGCGAGGGGGCAACTCCTGAAGAGATTGAGAAGTGCAGTAATTCTCTGCAGCGTTCCAAGCTCTTCCGTAAACTAACCAAAAATAAATATGAGCAATAGAAATATACGCCAAAAACTACAGGGGATTCAGTCCTCTTTGAAAGCCCCGAAGGGGCAGACCAATAAGTTCGGTGGCTACAGCTACCGATCCTGCGAGGACATCCTAACGGCACTCAAGCCTCTGCTTGCAGAGTGGCAGTGCTGCCTTATCATCAGCGACGAGATCGTGGAGAAGGGCGGCAAGCTATTCGTTGAGGCTACGGCAACTCTGTACGACAATGACTCGGACGCATCCCTTCCAGCCAAGGGTTCAGCCGAGCACGCAGAAACCAAGAAGGGTATGGATCAAGCCCAGATTACTGGCTCCGCTTCGTCCTACGCTCGCAAGTACGCACTGAATGGACTCTTTGCTATCGATGACACCAAGGATCCGGACGCAACTAACACTCACGGCAAGGGCAAAGCTCAAGCTAACAAACCAAAAACCAATAACCTAGAATTCTAAAAATGGAAAGCTTACTATACACACCCAAGGAGGTACAACAGATGCTCGGAGTATGCAACAAGACATTGCTCAAGATGGTCAAGGAGACCGACATCCCTGTCTGCAGGTTCAACAGCCGCAACTTCCGCTACCCGCGCAAGAAGTTTGACCAATGGCTTGAGAACTTCTTGCAAAATACTAACTAACTTCTAACCCTAAACAAAAAGTAACCAACCAAAAAAAATATGGCGTACGAACATAAACCAAACGAAGGATCGTTATTCGTTAACGATCGCAAGCAGAACGAAAGCCAACCTGACTACCGAGGCACGATCAATATCACGAAGCCCGGGATCTATGACTTGTCAGGCTGGAAGAAGACCCTCGAGAGCGGGGGAGTAAGACTCAGTTTAGCCGCGCGTCACATCGACGAGCGACCACCCAAGAAGGAAGCAAAGCCTGAGGCGACCAGCAGCAGTATGGACGAAGTACCATTTTAGGTAGCATCAGTTATCTAAGTCATAATAGTGGTTCGACCCCCTCGGATTTTCCGGGGGGGTTGTTTTATATCTAAAATAATTTATGAATAATAGCATTGAACTAGCAATGAATATGTACAAGAACATTGACCCTAGGTCAATCAAGGGTGAGAACCTAGTGTTCTTCAAAGCCCTCGGGCAGGCACTTAAACAAATAAAATACACGCACGATGAATCAAGAACTGACAAACATACAGGCGGGGGAACCTAACGCCGAGTACGCAGAGGACAAGCTCCTCTCTTGCTGCCTCAATGACGCTGAGTCCTATGACTCAGTTCAGCAGAGGCTTAATCCGGATGACTTCTATACCCTTAGAGGTCGTCTTGCTTTTGAAGCCATCGGTAAGATCGCGGACGAGAACAAACCCATTGACGAGATCGCTCTCGCCGAGGAGCTAAAGAAGTCCGGAGGTCTTGACGAGATCGGGGGAATGGCTGGTATCCTAGCCATCTCCGAGCACGGGCACTCCAGCCTGCAGCGGGACTATTACTGCGACCTGATCGCAGAGAAGGCTCGCCTCCGGAGATTGATCCGCACCTGCAAGGTCGCGCTCGAGGATGCGCACTCAGGTGAGATGGACTACATTGACATCTCCTCAAAGCTTGAGTCCGGTCTTGACCAGAACGGTAAGCCGACTGACGAGACCAAGATTAGTAACTCGATCGAATCAATCCGCGAAGAGATCCGCTGCATTCAGTCCGGCGAGTACGTTCCTGACGTAGTCCGGACGCACACCGGAAGGCTGGACTCCTATCTCGGCAACAACGGCATCGGTGCTGGAGAAGTATTCGTACTGGCTGCTCCTACCTCGTGCGGTAAGTCCGCGCTCGCATTGTTTATGGCACTGCAGGCTAACCGAAAGGACGGCGTACCCGTGGCTATCTTCTCTCTTGAGATGCCGCAGAAGCAGCTCTCGGTGCGTTTGACCCAGACCTTGTCCGGAGTATCTTACCGAGGAATCAAGGACGGCTCAGCTACAGAGAGTCAGGTACAGAAGTTCGACAGCACGATGACTTCACTGGCTGAGGCTGACATATATACGTCGCACACCGTAAAGAACGTAGAGGATCTCATCTCTCAGTGCCGTAGATTCGTGAAGGCTCACAAGGTTAAGCTCATAGTCATTGACTACCTGCAGCTTATTCCATTCGGGGTTAACCGGAACGGTACGAAGGCTGAGGCTATCGCCAACATCAGTCACAAGATCAAGCAGATGGCTCTGAACCTTAACGTGTCAGTCATCTTGCTCGCTCAGGTCAACCGCGAGGGAGCCAAGAGAGAGGGCGGGCTTAGCCTGTACGACCTCAAGGACTCCGGCGACATCGAGAACGACGCCGACATCGTGACCCTTATGTTCCCCACAAAGGGAGACATCGAGGCTTCAAAGGACGTTGACCCGAATGGAGTACCATATACTCATATGTTTACGAAGATCGCCAAGAACCGTGAAGGTGAGCGCGACATTCTGGACTCAATAAAATTCTTCCACACCGTTGGGAGATTCGACATATAAATAAAAAGGAATAAACAATATGCAAACAATAGAAGACACTAACGCATTCACTCGGGTGCTTGACTTACTGGACTCAAACCAATCCGAATCAGAGTTCGAGAGACATAAGGACAAAAATCGGTTGCTGCACCTCTGCAAGAAGCACAAGTTCAAAAACCTAGAGAAGGCTGGGATAATCGAGCTACGCAAGGAGA